TCCCTCGATGCGGTCCTGCGACGCTCTAACCTCCGCCACCATCCGCACTTTTCCCGAAAAATTGCGAAACTTCTCGGTCAGCAGGTTCTGTACCCGATCGGCGTATACCAACACCACCGGATATTTCACCGCCGCGCTCTTCTCCATCAGAGCCACCAGGGCGTTTTGCGGAATCACGTTTTCCGCTGGAATCGACGGCAAGTCCACTCCGACATTCACAGCGATCTGTGCCGCCACCGACGCCAATCCTGCAAGAGAGTCCGTGAACAGCGCCACCACTTTCCCCGCCGCTATGCTCGCAGCCTGCGCCATGACGTTACCCCCGCCTCAAAATTCGGCCGCCGGTTACAAACATGTCCGCCGCCTGACCATCGCTGGGAACCGCCCCGCCCACCAATCCCGAGCCAGGCAGCGTGAAGGTCGCACCAATCGCCAATGGCGCGCTATTCTGCAGCATCAGCGTCGATACTGTCAGCCCTAGATACACATTCCATCCCGCCGCGATTGTCGGCGGATTCAAAGTGGCAGCGGTCAAAGAACTGTTGTCGGCGGTCTGAAAAGTCGTAGCAGGACTCGCGCTTCCCTCTTGACCCGTCGCCGACACCCAACTCACTTGCGCGTAGTAAATCGTCCCCGCCAGCGCTCCTGCCGTCGCCCCAAGCACCGGCGTTCCGGCCCGTGGCACCGGCCCCGCCACCAGTCCAATGCCGTACTCGAGCGTCCGTTCCTTCGCTCCGCGCGCCAGCTCGCGATATTCTTCCCACTTGTTCTTATAGCGGTCGTTCAATTGATTGTTGTAGGTGTCCCGATAGAAGACTGCCAGCGTATGCAGCGCGTGCCAGCGCTTCATTTGTGGACTCACCACCACGTCCGACACTCCGATCTTCCGCCGGTCTCCATTTGCCAGCGCGTGACCGAGCAGCACATCCAGCACGTCCTGAGAAATCTCGACGGTGGCCAGACCGAGCTTCGCGTCCAAATCGATACTCTCCACCTTCGCCACGTCCAGAATCGCCGCCTCGTATACTCGCAACGCTTCGGTATCGTTCGGATTGCCGTCCGTCAGCAGGGCCATAGTTGATCTCCGTTTTCTTTGTCGTTCAACAAAAATCGTCCAATAAAAAAGGGGACGAGCCCTAAGACCCGTCCCCCACCGCGACCAGCCCCGTACTAGCTGTTCACTTGCACTGCGTGATTATTCCGCAGCACTCCTACGCCATAGAGCACATCCACAGTGAACTGCTGCGCCAGCGTATTCGGCTGATAGCTCATGGTGACGCGCATCCCGAAGTTGCCGAGCTCGGCGTACTCCGCAATCGCGCCCGTCCCCGGCAGTGGCTGCGGCAGCCGGCGCACCACCAAGCCGATCGCGTTCTTCGCGAACGCCAGATTATGCGTCGTCACCGGACTGCTGCCCGTCTTCGCGACGAACTGCGAGCGGAAGATATAGAAATCTTTCATCTTGCCCACCGCCCCGTCCACGATCACGCGCAACCCGGCTTCGCCCACGGTCTGGTATTCGCTGAAACGCGGAATCTGCCGCAGCGAGGAGTAGGTGGCCGCATCCACCACCAGGTACTTCGACGCGCTCGCCGGAACCTTGGTGCTGAAAAGGGCCGTCTCCGCCGCATCCACCACCGCTTCCGTGATGGTGGTGCCCGCTGTCCCCACTGCCGTGTTCGCCGTGAACTGCGGATACAGCCCCAGTAGGTCGGCTTCAATTTTCTCCGCCAATGCCACCACCGCCGGCTGCATGTACAGCTTCAAGAGATCCGGCACAGCGAGAATCTTGGTCACGTCCGGCACTTGGAACGTAGCTTCCGCATGGGTGCTCAAGACAATCTGCGCATTCCCCAGACTGGGATTCTGAGTCTGCACCGTGCCGCCTTCCGCGATGTTGTTCGCCACCAGCGTCGGCGGAATCGGGACGTTAATGGTGTCTCCCGCCTGCGCCAGCGCCGGCTCATAATCGCGATTGACCAGGTTCCCCATTACCAGGTTCCCCATCAACGCCGGCAGGGCGTCCGCCGCCACCAGCTTTACAATCGCGCTTGCTACGTTTGCCGAAGTTATTGTTGCCATTGTTCTCTCTCTCCTCTACCACCCGCGCAGCGTCAGCGACGCCACTCTGGCGATCTCCTTTCGGACTCTGTCCAGTTCTTCCGGACTCATGCCCGGACGAATCGTCTCTAAATCCACTCGTGTCTCACCCGACGCGCTTCTCTGCCCCGCACCCGCGCCAGAACCGCCGCCCAGCCGCGCCGGCAGCAGTTCCGGATTCTCCTTCACGAACTGCTCCACGTGTTCCCGCATTCCGATTAGCTTTCCGTCTTCGCCCCGCTGAATCTCGTCCCGGATGGCCTTGTAAGCCAGGTCCAACTTGGCAACGCCTTGCCTCTGCAGTTCCGCCCTAACCGCCGCGCTCCGCTCCGCCTCGTCCGCCTTCACTACCAGCTCGCGAACTCTTTCTTCCAGCGCCTCACGCCGCTTGCGCTCATCCTCCAGTTCGGTCTTCTGCGGCATAAACTCCTGCACCACCGCCTGAACGATTTCTCGAATGTCATCCATTGGTTGTTATCCCAGCGCTTTCGATCTCCGCCACGATCCGATCCTTCACATCCTGTCGCGCATCCGCCAGATACTTCAGTGCCAGCTTCTTCTGCACTTCTTTGCGCAGCGTGGGAGATTCCGCGCCGAGTGCCAGCAGCTTCTGCGCATCGTCCACCTCTACTGCAAAATCGGAAATATCGAACTCATCCAATCCAGTGACGCCGATCGCCAGGTCATCCTCACGCGCCGCATTGATCGCCTTCAGGACCCGCCGCACCAGATCCTTCACCGCGTCCCCGTAAGCCCGCAGCACCTCCTGCGTGATCGACGAATCCAGTTGCTTGCTGATTCCCGATTGCCTGCCTCCCAAACCCAGCGGCCCGCCCGCCTGCGGCATGTAGCAGACGCGGTAGATTTCTTCCTGCAGGCTCGTCAAGTTGTCCGCAGCGATCTGGTAAACCTTGCCCTCCGGTTCCGTCCAGCCGAAGCGGTCTTCCGGGCCCAGTTGGATGTAGTAACTCTCGCCCACCATCTGGCTCCACTCCCGTTCGGAGTAGACCACCGGCATCGCAAACAGCCCCATCGTCAGCGCCCATGACAGCGCATTCGACTTATTGAAGTGCTCCAGCTGCAGTGACCCCGCGCGATTCAACATCCATAACCCCTCCGGAATCCGCAGCGCGAACAACGGCACTCGCTGCAGCTTCGCCAGACCATGCAGTCCTTCGTCGATCAACTCGACCGGCTCCGCTCCCCCGCCCGCGATCACTTGGCGATACAGCCGGAAATTTTGCTTGTCGTAATACGCCCAGCGCTTTTCGCGCCGCCACTCCGTGTCTTCTACGCCGTCTTGCTTGGTCACCTCCGTGCGCAGGACCACCCATTCGTAATTCCCCTGCTCGTCCAGACTCCAATTGATGAGATCCTCGGCGGCAAATTCAACCAGATACGCCCGCGCAGCCCCCAGGGCGTCTTCCTCGGCCCGGCTCCCTGGCTTCTGCCCCATCCGAGGAAAATCCACTAGCACGAAGCTCGCGCCTGCTACCATCACTTCCACCAGTTGCTTGCGCAGGAAGTCCGCGAGCGCCGTCCCCTTCCGGTCTATGTCCTCTATGAAATCTCCGAAGAACGATTGCCCTTGCTCATTGGTCCCTTCAAACGTCAGCACCGGTTCCCTGCGGAACAGCGTCGCCGCATACCAGTCGACAATCGAGCCGATATAGTTTTCATAAAAGACGCGCGTCAACCGCTCGCGGTAAACATCGCCCGGTTCCTTCTGCCGAGGAATCAGATGGCGCTGCGCGTTTTGCTTGAATTGTTCTCCCCCGGCGTAGAGGTCGCGATAACACCGCCAGACCTCTTTGCGCGCTTTGTACTGTGGATGCTCGCGGTCAATATCCAACACCTGGTCCTCTTTCCTCGCACCATCTAGAACAGCGGTCGATCCTGCAACCCAACCTTCATTCCCGCCCGGCATTCCTGCCACGCCAGATACCCCAGCGCATCCGACAAGTGCGTCCTCTTCGGATCGCGATCTTTATCGATCACCTGGCTGTTCTCCTTGTACATCACCTGCTCGAAATCCTTGATCAACCCTTTGCATCGCGGATGGATCACCAGCTTCCGCTCCCCGGCCGCCGATTCCAGCTTCGAATTCATTAGCGTCACCCGATCCCGCACCGCCGGATTCGCCTTCGGAATCTTGAACCTCACGTCCCCGTATGAGCGCTCGCTCACAAACTTCTTCAGGATCTCGACGTCCGTCGTCCCCGACGTCTGTCTCCGCGCCCCGCTCGCGTCCGCATAAATCACCAGACCGCCCGCGTGCTCCGCGAACCGGTGCCCGAACTCCGCGCACGCATCGTAGGTGCTTGCTCGACTCAGCACGATTTCGTCCAGCACCCTCACCTCTTCTCCATCCATCTGCGCCACCACCGACGACATCGGGTCCACGTTAAAATCCAGCGCCCACAGCAGCGGGCGTGCTTCCGCGACCTCCACCTCCACCACGTTCCCGGCCCTGCTGAACGCGAAATACACCCGCCCCGCCGTCAGTTCTAAGTACTGACCCAGAACCTCCTGCTCATAAAACCGGCCGTCATAGCTATGCTTCAGCCGCTGATAATAATCTGGCACTCGCTCCAGCAGAAACTGATTCTCGAACGGCCTCGCCTGCACCGTCTCGTATCCCTCTACCGGCGACCCCACGAACCGCTCATGCACCCAATCGAAGCCCTTCGGCGTCCACACCGCAAACCCACACAGCCGCGCCGCCCTCGGATCGCGGAGCCGGCCCTCCAGTCGCAGCCAAGCCTCCCGCGGCGCGTACGTCAGCTCATCCAACCCGAACCAAGCGAGATTCGTCCCGCGCAGTCTCTCGAATTCCTCCACTGCACGAAACAAAATCCGCGACCGCGTTTCGCTGAGCCTCAAATAACTCTCGGCCCGATTCCACTCATGCGGAATCCGATTCCGCTCCAGAATTTCGATCAGCGCCGCCTGCGTGGCATCCCGCAACATCGGAAACGTCGGAGCTCCCAGCAGCCCCGTCCGCCCCGGATTCAAATACGACAGCTTCAAAGCCTCCTGGCACAGCGCCTGGCTTTTCCCCGACCCGATCGGCCCCGAAAACCCCTTGAACCGCGCCCGCGATTCGTGGAACCGCTGCTGCGATGGCAGCGGATGATACTCTATTCCTCTCTCGCGGACCCCGTCTTCGCCGGTTCCACCCATGTCACTCTGATTTCTTTCGGCGACTCATCATCCAGCTCCTTGTGCAATTGCACCAGCCTGATGTAATCTCCCAACGTGGCCTTCATCTCGTCGCCGTTCATCTTGGTCTCGATCATCGTAAGCATGCTCTTCACAGCCTGCGCCTGGCTTCCGGGGCCCGTCTTCGTCACCGTCTCGCCCTTCGATTTCGCCGCGCTTTTGCCCCGCGCAGCTGTGCTCTTTGGCCCCGCCTTGCCGATCGTCTTGCTGCTCGTCAT